AGTCTGATATATGTTCCCAGCTTAATTCAATTGCACTCATATTTTATCCTTATGGAATAGTAGTAGCAGTAAATGTAGCAGTTGCTACACTACCTGGAGCTGCTGTCTTGCCTAATAGTACACTAGTTTTTGGTGACCAGTTAGAAAATTTACCTAAAATATTTTCTAGTTTTACTCTTACTGAATAAGTGCCTGCTGGAATATTATCTACCTCTATATAAGGTGATTGAGTATTACCTAAAGATTTCCAACTACTATTTGTTTCTTTATATTCTGCATAATATTGTTTTATATACGGGTAAACTCCACCATTAACTGTTGGAGCTTCCCAAGATATTAACATTCTATTATTTACTGATTTATTAGGGTTTAGGAATAATTCTTCCCCTATACTTAAATTAATAATAGAAGGTACAGAACTACTAGGATTAGGTAGTGAATTTATTCTTTTATTTTGTAAACTTAAATCATTTTCTATATGATCAAATTTTGTATTATTATATTCTAAAGCTGTGACTGTATATTCGTTTTTATTTGATTCTGTTATTGCTAATACTCTGAAATCTTGAGATTCTGCTTGACCTAGTTCATCTAAAACCCATAAAAATTGTGTATTTGGAATATCTTCAAAAGCTTCTGATAATTCTATAAAATTATGAGAACCAGAACTAATATTAGTTACGCTTTTAGTATCAACAAAAGTATAATCAGTCCATTGACCTGAAGCATTTATACAATCAACCTCTGAACTATAATTAGAGTTTATTTCTCCTTCTATTATACAGGCTGGATTAGTATGTATAGTGCTAAAATTATAAGTATTATTAGAATCTAAAAGTACAGGGTAATCTAAATATATTTTAGTATTAGAGGTACTGGTCCAGGTTTCCCCGGCTGCTACACAAGAACTTTCACTTGTATAATTAGAATTACTACAAGATCCAGCAAGTATTCTACCACCCATACGTTTACCAGATCTTCCAGGATCTGCAATCTTTATAAGATCACCAGGTCTTAAAGAAGCCCCTTCTATACCTGTTTTAAAAGATATAATATCTGTTTCTAATCTTTCAGAATATAAAATCCATTTACCAATTCTATGTGCTTGCGCTCTTGAAGTACAACCAAAAGCTACAATATCTGTTTGTCTAACCCCCCATTTACTTATACCATCTCGATCTTCTACATACTCTACATTTCTTCTATAAAAGTCTTCTGGATTATTCCAAGTTATTAAAGCAGTAGTATGTCTAGCTTTTTTAGCAGTACCGGAATAAGTAAATTCACCACCAACAACATTAGCTTCACTAAATAACATTATTGGGTCTTTTGGTGAATCTTGTACAGCAGTTAACATACCTTGCCCCCAGTATGTCATCCCTCTAAATACTGAAGCTATATCAGTTATTAACTTCATAGCCTCATTTTGAGTCTGTAGGAAAAGATTTAAAGTAAACCTTTTCTCTTTAGAACCAAAACCATCATCAACACCAATAAAGTTACCCGAAGAATTTACAGCATCACAATATCTTGCAATTTGATATAAAGCCCACTTGTCTATATGATTTTCAGGAATGTAATCCCCTAAACCATATCTAGAATCTGTTAAAACATCATAATAACACCAAGCCGGATTATTAGACCAAGCAGTTTTAAAAGTACCATCCCAAGAACCAGAGTATAAATTATTATTAACAGAAGGGTTTTCCACTGAATTATAATTAGAAGGTACTCTTACTTTAGTACCTTTAATATCATAAGCTCTATTAGGTATTCTACTAAACTGCTTTGCATCTATTTGAACCCCTATTAAAGCACTATTTGGATAAGTAAATTTATTATCTACAATTTGAGTATAAGATTGCCAATATAATGCATTTTGAATAGATAAATCAGCCGCATCATCTGTAATTCTTTCTACTTTTATATATACAGTAGTAAAATCGCCTGATAAATTAATTCTATGCTGTCTCTCATACTTTTTAGTAGTTTTACCATTAATAGTAGAAGTAACTCGTTCTACAAAACTTCCATTATCATATTTAATATAAATTTTATAAGTTACTGAGCTACCATGCATATCCCCAGTAGATTTATTTTGTGTAGTTAAGGAAGGGGTATATAAAGTTACTGATAAAGCGTCTAAATTAGGGTTAGTAATAGCTCTAATTACCGGCCCTGGGGAACCTTTTTTAATTTCTACACCAACTGAAGTAGCTGTTTCTACAGAAGAAAATCCTGGTATATAATCTTGTGCTTGAGTACCAGTCCTCTGGTCCCAAGTTACATTTTCAAAATTATAGGTACTATCAGAATTCTGTAATACTGTTTCATCTAAATAAATAGACTTTGCACCATCAACTAGACCTTCGATTTCTCCCTCTGCTATTAAGTCTAATACTCTGGCACTAGCTTTTGAAAATAAATCATCTGGGTCTTCTGTAGCTGGTTGTCCTGCACCACCACCCTTACCACCACCCTTTGAACCCATAGTAGGTATATCTTTAGAAGATAATTCAAAACTTTCACCATTATCTCCACCATTATGTACCCTAATACCATTAGCTATAAAAGTTTTATATTTATTTACAGTAATATTATAAACTGTATTATTATCTGATACAGTATTAATACTTTCAATAGGTAGTATAGTTCCGGAATCACTAACTAAAGCATCATTATCTGAGAAATCTCCAACGCGTTGGAAAGTATTATCTTCTCTTAAGAACCAATGATTAAAAGTAGTATAAATTACACCCATCCAGTGTTTAATTCTAACTACTGGATGATCCTCATGTTTTGAGGTAGAGTTAACTGTACTCGTATGTATAGTACCATCTACATCAAAACAAAATACTTCGTCACCTTCTTTTAAGTTTTCAATAGGTAAGTTACCTAATGGAGTAGATACTAAAGTGCCTGCAGGGAAACAACCCTTACTACCACCTACAGCTTTTTCTCTAAGTGATGGACCTTTTGTATTCCATTCCTTTATATGTTTAAAATCTTCACTATTCACGGTACATAATCCTCTGAATAAACTCCTGAACTTATAATAGCACTACCAACAACCATTCTTCCATAACAAATAGGAATAGGAGCACCTTGATTACTAGTATTTACTGGACCATCAAAATAATAAGAAGGTTTATTTTCTGCATATTGGTATTCGCTCATTTTTGGTTGTGGTGCCAGCATTTCTGCCACACCCTGTAACATCATAGATGCACCAAATTTTGCTACAGCAGCATGAGAAACTGTTAAACCACCTATAGAAAAAGCTGTAGCATTCCAACCGTTTATACCTGCAGCGCTTATTGCTTCAAAACTAGCAGTTTCAAATGCTGCCATTTCCGCAGCAGTACCAGGTCCTATAGTTGATACCACAGGCCATGCCGCCCATATTAAAAAAGCTCCGACAATAACCTTACCCAAGCTTTTTGAACCAGTTACTACTGGTATTATTTTGAAAGTTTGTTTTCCTAAAGGATTATTAAAATCTAGAGTGTCTATTGATTCTTTACCAATTAGTACGTTATATGTAGTATCTGAATTTACTAAATAATCTCGAAAGCCATTAATATTAACATCTAATGCTCTAATTGCTTCTGCGGGTGTTTTAACGTCTAAATTAAACTCTTTTCCAAATTTATTACCTAATTCCCCATATAACTGTACTGTTTTCATGGTACATAATCTTCTGAGAAGATTCCTCCACTTATGATGGCACCTCCTGCTATCATACGACCATAACAAACAGGTACAGGTAAACCTTGCTTAGATGTAGTTACTGGACCATCAAAATAATAAGAAGGTTGATTATCAGCAGTTACTGTTTCAGGAGTTTTAGGTTGGGGAGCCAACATTTGTGCAGCGCCTCCTAAGGCCAATGCGGCCCCAAATTTGGCAACATCACCAAAAGAAAAACCACCAAACAGCCATTCAGTACCACCTATTGTACTGCTCCAATCCATACCTGCAGCAGGACCAAACTGCCAAGCACCATAAATCATTAAAGCACCAAAAATAAGTTGACCTAACCCATCCTTTTTTGAACCAGCAATTATAGGAATAATTCTTATCTCATTTCCAAATGATGGATTATTTATCTGTTTAAAACCATAATTATCAGAACCAACTTCAATCTTATAGTATTGATCTGAATTAGCTATATAGGAATTAAAAGTAGGTTTATTTGCTGAAATAGCTCTAACGGCTTCTCCAGGGGAATTAATATCTAAATTCCAGCTTTTTCCAAACTTATCACCTAGTTCCCCACATAACTTTATAGTTGTTAACATAATGATTTGTGCCTTAAATGATGGGTAGTGTGTTTTCTCCAATACCCCCCGTATACATCACGGGAAGATAATCTACCCATTACATGATGCATAATTAATCCTTCACCTATATAAATAGCAGCATGATTTGGAACAGAGGATATTAGTTGTATTAAAAAAGCATCGTGTTCTTTAATATCTGAAGGATTATTTATAAGTACAAAACCTTGTTTAGTATAGTTTTCTACATAAATATTTTGACCCTTATCCCACCATTCCATCTCTCTAGGTATATAGTCTAATTTTATATCTAGAGTATCTTTATAATAATCTTGAACTAAAGTATAGCAGTCTATTATTCCATGACTGAATTGTCTTCCTACTAGGGGTAGTTTGAAATCATCTGGTTCTATATAGTTTAGCTCATCTTTTGGCCAAGCTAATATATACCAAGGCTTATTACTAGTATTACAACTAATCCTATCAGCCTGACTAGCTTCTGCGGATACATTTGGATGTGTATGAACAATAGCTATAATATCTCCTTGATCTTCTGCATCTGCATAATCTTTTGGAGAAATTATAAAGTCTTGATCTGGATAATCCGCAACATTTTTACAAGGTAAGTATAACTCCTTTCCTTTTTTAATTATTAGTAATCCACAAGCCTCGTTAGGAAATTCCTCTTCTGCTTGCTTTCTAAGTATATCCAGATTTTTATCATCCATTATCCTACCTTTAATCCTGCTCCAGGGAATCCACCAAAAGGCATAACTCCGTTTACTCCAAATCTCAATTCACAATCTGATACTCTTTTACCACATACATCTTCTTCGGCAGTTGAAACACTAATACCGTCTGAGTCATAATAATTAGTACCTGTATAACCACACTCTGCTTCTCTATAAGTCCATAGACAAGTATTTCTAATTATTTGTCTTTTAGGAAGTTTAACACCTTCAACATCAAAAGAAGGAGCTAATTCAAAAGATACTAGAATTTTTGTTTCTATAGCTTTTCTATCAATATAGTATATATCATTTTCGAAAAATGCTGTATCATCTGCTGTAGCATTAGCGTACCAAGTACCTGTACAAGTAGCAGATGTATAAGTAGTCCAAGTACCTCCAGCATTTGTACATTCTGTCTTATCTAAATATTCTGATAAACTACAAGTGCCTGATGTAACTTCTCCTGATATAACGCAATAAGAATCTAAGTATCTAGCAAAAGTACGTTTTCTAGTTATTTTACAACCTACTAAGTCATCGTAGTCTTGTATGTAATTAGTAAATGAGTTATTAATATTTGCAACTTTAAGACTAGGTCTTGCTACTGCTCCTCTACCTGAATATTCAAAGCCACTTGCTTCAATAGGGAAAGATATGTACCTATTACCCTGCCATATTATATTTTCATATACTTCATTAGTCCCAGCATGGAATCTTAATACTTCAGAACCACCTATACTAGATAAGTCTAACTCATATAATTCAATTATAGCACCAGGCTCTAGTGTTTGTATTTTTGAAGTTAAATCTGACATTATTCAAATACCTTGGTGAAAGTACAGTTAACAGTTGTGGTATCAGGTGCCAGTGGTAAAGTGGAGTCCCACTTATAACAGACTACATGAATTGCTGAAGAAGCATATGGAGGCGTCCAAGAGAACGCCTCCACACCACCCCTAGCCTCAAGGAATTCGAGTATTAAATCTCCTTCTGCTGTAGTTCTATTAGCAAAGGATATAGTCCAAGTTTCAGATATAGAATTTATCCCATCAGTACTTCTTTGTACATATCCATCCCCAAATTGAGCCTTTAAAACTCTAGGTTGTACTGAGTTTTTAACTCCCTTAGTGGGGTTTATATTATTGACAGCTGAATTAAAATTTAACATATATTACCTCGAATATCCGTTTAACAAACCACCGTATCTTTGTTGATCTAGTAGTTCTTGTCTAACTGCTCCTGCTATCATATCTCCAAGCTTATCACCAAAGTCTTTCATCTGGCCAGCATCTTTATCGCCACCTTGTTGTTGAACGTCCACAGAAGCACCTTGATTGGTAACATTAACTCTTACATTAACTACAGGTGCTGATGCAGCACCTTTTCCAACTATTTGTACTGGTAAAGGTCTGTTTAGTGGTATTACTGCTTCAGGTCCTGCTTCACCTATAATAGCATTTGTAGGTCTATCAACAATACCACCTTTTGCAAGTTTAGGTACACCGCTAGGTGATCCACCCTCAGTCCACAGATTTTCTTTATGATAATAAGTATTATTACCATAAAGAGTGAGATTTTTAGCTGCTGGAGTAGCCATTTTTGATACTAGATTCTCAAATAGACCACCAAATGGCCAGCCACCAAATTTTACTTTGAATATTGGAGCTAGTAAACCAGGTAACAATCCTAAAACATTATCGTCGATATTGATGTGCTTTGGTTGATTATACCACTTTTTGCCAAACTTATCATTAATCACACCACCTTCAGCATAACCAGTAATCATTTGTTGTGCCGTATTGAGTGCTGCACCTCCAAGTGGCACAGTTTGTCCAGTTTGTAATTGAGCAGCTAAACCTTGATTAGTTACTGTAGTAGGTATAGATTTACCATCAGGCATTGGAATAATAGCTTCAGGATACTTACCTTCACCAACAATACCTAAGGTTGGTTTATTTACAGTGCCCCCATTTGCGAAGGCTCTAAAACCTCCAGAAAGAATATTACCATCTGCAGAGAATATCCAATCCATAATACTTGCACCAGCTTTTTGAGCCATTCCCTGCATTATAGATTGAGATATAGAAAGAGCAAAATTAGCAGCACCTTGACGAAGTGTATTACCTAAAT